AATCTAAATTAAGATAAGACAAATCACCATTTATAGATAACTCATCTTTATATTTTTGTATAGACTGTTCTCCTCTAGCATATAACCTAAGTCTATGATAACTAGTTTCGTTACTTTTAAACCTATTAGCCCCAGATTCCGTATCAAGCCACTCAGATTCTATAGCCTTACCTATTTTAAGACCATACTCTATGCTTGCTTTTTCTAAGTCACCTACGACTTGGCTAGGAAATAAATTTTTACTAATTGAATCAGCCATATTTTTACTTTATTATTGTTGATGAGCTTCCTTCGTTTTTATATCTTGAGAAACTAATATTTATGTTTTGTTTTTCTCTTTTAACATTAGGTGCATATAAATTTCTATTGCAAGCCATAACTGCTAGACCTGAACTTATTGCTGCATCAAACTTTGTTCTATTGTTTATGTCAAACTTAGACCAATCGTTTAATGTTCTATTAAAATATATATCACCATAGTTACCATTAGTTTTTAAACCAACGTGTTCTTGTATATACATTTCAATAGCTGCTGCGTGTGCTTGCCTAATGTCTTCACTAGAGTTGGGTATGCCACCAATCTCTTTTTCTGTAGTAGATAATTTGTTCCAACTTCTATCAGGTCTGTTCATAGAATAACCTCTATAACCTCTACGTCTTAAATAATATAAAAGTCTAGGTTTGTTATTCTCAGCTAGTATTGGCATACCATAAAATATTAATGCCATCAAAACATCTTCAAAGAACATCTCAGCAGTCTGAGGTCTAGCAATGTATTCTAAGAAAAAGTGATTAGGAGGAGCATCTTCCATGGAAAATTTGGTGAGTCCATGCAGTGCTCCTTTGGAACCTAGCCCGTCGACCGTCCCCGAAATATCATAACTATCACATCCAAATGCACCCATATGCTCGTTGCCCGGTGTTTTATAACCGTTACGTTCAACAACTCTATTTTGTAAGTGAGCAGGTGGTATCCAACTTATTTTGAACCTACCTTTTTGATCTGGATAAAATATAACTTGTGAATCTTTAATACCGTTAACCCATTGAAAACTACCTGTGTTAACTACTGAAGATCCTGATATGTCTTCATTATAATCTATTTGTTCGTATATTTTAGTTAAGTTAAATATACTATTCTTAGTTTCATCTCTAAACGCGTGTTCCTCTGTTCTAGGAAACTGTCTATAAAATTCATTTAATGCATCTGGATCATTTTTTAAACCATCAACTTCATTTTGCCAATGCTCTAATATACCGATGTCTATATATTCACCAAAAGGTCCTTTGACCTCATTATCTGGTGTATCAAAAACAGGGTAACCATATTCATCTATAAATCCTTCATAGTTCCACTCCATTGGAATAAACAAACTATAAAGACCAGAACTTGTTTGCCCGTTTTTATTTCTTTTTTCTATGTTGGAATCTCTGTATAGTTTCTTAAAATTCTCACCACCTTTGTCTAAAGCATTAGACGTGGATCCCATCATACATTTACCTATTACTCTACTACCTAATCTTAACGTTGTTTTGGTGACACGCCAGTTGTTGAGTATGTTGTTCGGCCTCTCCCACTTCCCTGATTCATCATGAACGAGGAGTTTGAGTTTCTCTCCATCATAGGAGTTATCACCCGTGTTCTTCCAGTCGATGGTTGTGTCCAAGCCTTGTAGATCTTCTGGTTTGTCCGTGCTCGTGATACTCCGTCTTGTAAGTTTTGATGCTGGAACTCTAAAAGCGAGTTCTGTTTTTGGTCTATCCATACCGTCTTGTATTGGTTTGAAGAAGAACGGATAGTTGACGGATATAGGCACCACTTTGTCGGTAAACATTTTCTTAGCATCGGGACCGGACTTGGACAATATCCCGTACCTAGCATCGCTGGATATGGTTGCAAGGTTAACAACCTCACCTGACGCCATGAATGAGAAGCCGGATCGTCTGTTCTTAAGATAACACATCCCGTAAGATCGAACATCAGCTTTACAGGCTTCCCAGAATATATAGAATAATCTATTTGCCTCCCTAAAGTCTGGCTTCCCGACGTCAATCTTACTCCACTGCAAGTACATGTAATGAGAGCCAGTAATATAAGTAGAAATATTGTTGTTATAATACCATAAGCCTTCATCTCTAATTTTGAACTCATCTTCTATATATTCTATGTATCTCTCTTTGAAGTCATTAGGATATTCTTTCCAATCAAATATGGTTTTAATTTTACTTAATTCCTTAGGATATTCTTTTGGTTCGAACTTGTTACTTTTAAACTTTACTATAGCTTCAGCTTTTGGCAAAGCAATTTTTAATCCTTGTATGCTATACACATCGCCGATCTTGCCTGTCTTGCTAATAACAACAACATCATGCTCTTTGTTATAACCGTAATCCCATTTCTTGGTTCTGTTGAGTCTAGATATAGTACTTTTCTTTATTGGTTCTATAACCTCATATAAAGTTTGTTCGTACATTATTTAGACCTCCTTTCAGCAAAGCCACCAAACGATACGTCCTTATCTGTATCAACAGGTACTTTATTCTCTAATATATTCTCTTCCTCTTGTATTCTATTAAGTATTTCAAATGCATCAAAGATAGCTAGTTTCTTAGTCGCTGCTGCATTCTTTAGTCTATCAGCAGATATATCGTCATCTGAATCAACTATTGCCTCCTTGGCTACCTTAATTAATTCCTCAACTGCTACTTGCCCAGCTTGGATTATACTCTTCTTCGTTTCCTTGATATTCATATTTGATTGAAATAAAATTAGTCATAACTCTATATAGTCTTTCACCATCTATTACAAACTCATATTCACTGTTAGGTAGAAATCCTACAAGATCACCATTGTTTATACCGTAACTAATTAACTCATCGTTAGTTAGTTTCATAACACCTGTTAATGGTTTCTCCTTATCAATATCGAATTTACTGTCTTGATGTATGGGCTTTATAAAGCAAAACCCTTTTATAGCGGACCACTTATTATTTCTTTTGTAAGAAAAGATTTGATCCTCCCTAACACAATAAGTGTTTTCATCTAGAAAACTTCTACTATTTTTTTCTTCACCGTGCACGTTATGCCATCTTCTAAATACGTTATGATGAACTATAATCTCATCACCTACTTGTAATTCAGTTTCTATAGCTAATGGTAAATGTTTTATAACTGCTTCTCTACTAACATATTGATGATTAAAAATCTCTGTATTTAATATGAGTTCTTTATCACCAACTTTCTTAGTGTTGTTGTATCTAGTATTCTTTGGTTCGATTATAAAATCATAAATACTCTTCATTAATACTGTAGATTATACTCAACAGATACAGCCATGTTTTTATTAAAGTCTTTCCATATCAAAACATCTTTTTCTTTCTTGATATAGATACTGTACTTATCGTCTTCTTCTATAATATTACAAATTGTATGCCCTCCGTAGACCTCTTGGCCCACGGAGTAATGCATAGCTTCATTTTTATAATCTTTACCAATACTAATTTTACGTATTAGCTTGCTGCTCATCTTCTTTGATTGGTTCGTAAGTACCATCAACAATATTGATGCTAACTTTACCATATTCCTTTTCTAGCTTATCCTGTATCTCTTTCAATACAGTTTGGCTAGTAGCTAACTCATGAAGCATATTATGCTTTTGAGTTTCCAACTGTCCAATCTGCAACTGACCTTGATTAATTATATTGACCCTACCTTGTAGTTCTTTTAACTCGTCTTCTTTAATTTTTAATACTATATCTTCCATTTTACTTTGTTTTATATGATTAAATTTAATTTACTTATAAATAGGTATTACACACCAATTGTTTTTGTTACTACTGTTGGTGTAATTTTCTCTGCTATCTGAGCATCAATACTAGTCTTAAGAGATGCAACCTGATCTTCACCAAGGGCTGCTTCCACCCAACCAATTACATCTGATTCTTTAATATCAGCGAAAGCTGTAAAGGTACTCAAATCTTCAGTATCTAGAGAGGCTACTCCGTAAGAATCTCCTACGTTCTTATCTTCCGTATCATCAACACCAGTTAGTCTCCAGTGTACGTTAAAGATCACGTCTGCTTTACTATCCTTTGTAGGATACGTGTCGACTGTTTTACAGTCCCATGTATATGCTATTGCCATTGTTTTATTTGTTTATTATTTAAGGATTTGTTTGTGCTTCAGCCCAAGTTTTATATAAATTTTTAATATCATTAGTCCATACAGCATTGCATATTGCTTGAACTTCTGCATCTTCTTTGCTTATGTCAGCATCGCAACTTAGCGTGTGCCTATGAAATGAGCGTGACAACTCTGTGCCATCATCTGTTATTACCGTTGCCGTTCTTACTTGAATCGCTTTATAGTCTCCGACTATTTCGATTTGATCTATTTTTATTATTTTTTCTAAACTCATATTTATTAATTTATATTATATGTCCCCGCAAACATCGCATCCTTTGAACTTCCTGTGTTCCAAGTCATAAAGCCTGTTCCTCCATCTTGTACAATATCAAAAAAATTACTTACTATATAACCACCATTAGAGGCATTTATAGCAGTACCGTGGACGTAATTCATTATTCCATATCCTACGGTAGTACTTGCAGTAGCACTATAGGGTAGTCCCGTAATTCTGCAATTACCTGATGAAGTTATAGATTTTCCATGAAACCACACCTGTACGTGTACTAAATTCCCAATTCTCGTATATGTTCCTGTTGCTGTATTACCTACGCCATCGTTGCTCATAGTAGCCGTCCAAGTCCCCTCCTCGTATGCGTCTAAGGTGTCGTTGCCACCATTTATAAAGCGTATGCCTGTTTTAAAATCTACAACATTATCTGATCTAATTGCCATTTGAAATCCATTGGCTCTGCCAAAAAATAATTCATCACCACTAGACGCGGCTTGAATGTAAGGATCAGTTGCACCATTTGTACCAAAAACAAGTGCAGCATCACCGCCTAGGTGAACAAAACCCCCCGATGAGATGGTGAGTTTTGGAGTTGCACTTGCTCCTGCTGCATTTGTTGCAAATACTAAAGCTTGCCCATTACTTCCACTAGTATTTTTAGCAGAGATATATGAATATCTACCCGTACTTATAATATCATTTGTGTGAGCAGCAAACGCTAATCTAACTTCTGTGTTAGTTGTAGTTGATTTATTAACTAAAAAAGCAGCAACTTCTGGATTTCCAGCATTTGTTGTTGTTTGTATTTGTAATTTAGAACTAGGCGAAGTAGTTCCAATACCCACATTGCCGTTATTGAAGTTGAATTTAGTTGCATAAAACTCCATCGGTATATTAGCAGTAACAGCATCATTAACAGCATTAAGTCTTACAGCTGTATTGTCTGCAACACCAGTTGATATTGAAAAGTTAATATTGGTTCCTGATTTTACTTGTAATGGGTACTGTGGAACAGTAGTTCCAATACCCACGTTTGATGCATTTAAATATAAATTATTATTTGCTATAATTTCCGAATATCCATTACTCCCAGCATCTCTTAAATATAATTTTGGAGGATGTGCTGTTGTGTTATTTATTACTAACCCATTAGTATCACCACCTTGTTCAATTTGCACCTTTCCTAATGTAGGCGAAGCAGTTCCAATACCCACGTTGCCAATGCTACTTATAACTAAGTCAGTATTAAATGCAGAGTTATATGAGTTTCCTAAATACAGATAATTACCTGCATCATTCCATTTTAAAAACCCAGCACCACCACCACCTGTACTTTCACCTATCCAAATTTCAGCGTTTGCACTTACTACGTTTATATTACCGTTAAAGTTAGCACGACCACTAAAAGTCTTTACACCACCAATCGTCTGATTACCAACAGTATAAACACCGTTAGTTACAGTTCCTGCGTTACCAGATATAGTTGTTTGATCACCTGTGTTTGTACCGCTTTGCCCTACAAGATATGTTTGATCTATAGCTGTACCATTCCACACGCCACTTGATATTGTACCTAACTCAGTTATGTCTAATGCATTGATTCTTGCTAGTGTTTCATCACCTGTGTTTGTACCACTCTGACCAACTAAATAAGTTTGGTTAATAGCAGTTCCTTGCCACACGCCAGTACTTATTGTACCCACTGTAGTTACTCCACTTGAATCTAATATACGTGATGTTATTTTAGTTAATGCCATTTAATATTTATTTAATCTTCAGGTGGTGGTGGAACTGGAAAAGCTTCACCTTTAACTATTATGTTATTTTCAAGTGTGTAAATATGATTTACATCTAACATTTCCGTAGAGTAAATTACATCGTAATCAGCGTCATCTATATACCCTTGTACTTTACTAGCACTATTAGGGTCTATGGTAAACACCAATGAACCATCTTTAAAAACGCATATTTCTTTTGTTTGTATTTGCTCTTTCATTTTTATTATTTAAGAAACTTCAGTTCCAATTACTTCTATAAACCAATGACCAGCTCCAGAGTATGTTCCAGCATTTTTTGTTATTCTTAAAGTAGTATTATTTATTCTACTAATACTCCAACTCCCACCATTACCAGAGGTTGTTGTACTTATATCTATAGTTGTAATGTTTTGACCTAATGCAACTAAAGAAAACCTAGCACAACCATAAGTAGGTATATAACCATAATGATTAAACACAGCCGTTACTTTAAGTGATGACATAACAGTAACAGTATAATCAACAAAGAAAGATGCATTACCAGTTGTGTAACCACTATTACACCTTCTTCCAACCGAGTTTTGAGAAAATTTGTTATTGACAGATACAACACCCCCCGATGAGATGCGAAGGCGTTCGCTTGGTTGAGTATTATATGCTGTATCATCTTTTGTACCAAAAACTAAATCACCTTTTCCTGATGCTGAACTACTAGTTGAAACATAACCAATGTATGCAGATGCATGAGTGTTACTTGTTGGATAACCAAAAGTAATCTGTGAATATCTACCTACATGAGTAGTGTCAATCAAATGAATACTTGAATCAGCTAATCTTCCTGCTGCCGCACTACCTGTAGATGAAGATGGATTTGATACGGTAAGTTTTGCACTAGGTGAAGTAATTCCAATACCCACTTTGCCATCACCTTTTAGAACTAATTGATTTGTATTACTTCCAGTGCCTAACATTAAAGTTGTAGCTGCATTAGTATAACCAGGTGAGCAATAAATTGTTCCGCTAGTTGCACCACCTTGATTATATTTCATTGCAATACCAAAATCAGTAGAACTTCCACCAACTGTTAATTCTCCTCCATACTGATTAGCAGCAACATAGCTTGATTTAAAAGTAGCTAAACCACCCGATGAGATGGTGAGTCTTCTATTATTTCCACCACTTGCAAAAACAACGTCACCTTGTCCTCTTATTACTAAATCACCCGTATTTGCACCCGTTAAAACACTACTTCCCGTACCACCTAAATAACCGTAAAGCGTACTATCTGAGTGGTATAATTCAATGCCATAATTGGCATCGGTTCGGCTAGTTTTTAATTGTAACAATTGATAAGATGTGCCATTTGTAAATGTAGAAACACCCCCCGATGAGATGGTGAGTCTTTCTGTCGAACTTGTATAAAATTTAATTACATTATCAGTTGCAAAATCTAATATACTTGTTGAACTATCTAAAGGAGCAAAGGCATCTGCTTTAACCGTTCCCCCCGATGAGATGGTTGCTCTAGTACCTCCATTTACATGAAATTCCATTGCAGATGTTCCGCGATTTATCTGAATGAAATGTGCACCAGAAACATCAGCACCAGCAAATGTTAATCTTGGGTTTGAACTAGACCCCGCGGTCATTGTTAATAAACCATAGTCTGAAATAGTTAATGCACTTGCTGCGCTAGCAGTACCAAGAACCATATTACCAGAAGATAATGAAATAGTATTTCCATCAATATTAAAATTATCAATATCTATACCAGCATCTGATGTTATTTTATTAGCAAACGTCCAAGTTTCATCATCTAAAACATTTTTTAATGCTGTAATAGATGTAACACCAGTTCCACCACTACCAACTGCTAAAGTTGCAGATAGACCTGCTGCTGTACCAGAAGTGTTTTGATTACCTGCTGTATTTACTCCAGGTAAATTTATAGCTGCTGAACCGTTAAATGAAACACCACCAATATTCCTAGCGGTAGTTAAAGTAGCAGCACTACCAGTCGTATTCTGATTCCAAGTTGGAATAGTACCAGTGAGTTTAGAATAATCTAAACCATTAATAAGATCACTTGTTACTAACGTTAATGCCATATTTAAAAGTTTGGTGTTGGATTAAAATCTTTAGGTAATGAATCTATATTATCAACAATACCCTGTTTAATTTCATCAATTTTATCTTGTCCTACAACACTTATAACCCAAGATTTCAAATCGTCATTTGATATTTGATTTATTTCTTTAAAATCAGATAATGATGATATGTCAAAGTCAATAGAACCTCCCACTGAGCTTTGTTTAATTTCATGTTCAGAATCTTTACCAATTATGTTCCATCCAATTGTCTTAATGACATTTGAGTTTTGAGTTTCCAAACTATATGGAACTGTATTTTGAATATTAAATGTCCAATTAAAATTTATCATAGCTTTACGAGAATGTTGCTGTTATACTATCTACTGGATAAGTATTTCCATTTCCTGATTTATTGAAAATTACTCTTCCTACAGGATGTACTGTTCCGGGAAAAGTTACTGTAAACTGCATTCCTTGTACTTGATAAGAAGCAGATGAAGCACTAAAGGATCCACTGCTTCGTAGTATTGTTACTTCACCAACGTAATTTGAACTGTTTACATAACCTCCAAACATTATATGACCGTACTTATATAAATAACCAGCTATGTATATTTCGCAAGAATAACCACCAAATCCATTACTACCACTAGCATTGTTCATCGCTGGTATGGTAACTAATAATTGCGTGAAAGTTCCAACATTACCAGCAGCAACTATAATACACTCATCATTGTTTCCAGTTCCCATTATCTGTAAGGGCTTTTTGAAAGTGGTAATACCACCAGCTGCCCTAACTCTTGCTCTTGTATTAACACTTTGAGAGCCATTAGCAGCAGTAGTAGCATGAATAAAATCTATGCGATCACTATAACAAAATACTCCAGAACCGTTTTTAGTAGCATCAACTGCTTGAAATGTACTGTGTGTTGATCCAACGTAAATGTTATTAGCAAACATTGATTCAGCTCCAGTGGCTGTTTTATAACTACCAATAACAGCTTTTCCTCCTACTTGAAAGGTTTCAAAAGGATTACTTCCACCTGCTCCAAATAAATCAGTTATAGGTGTAGTTCCCACTGCTAAAACACCTTGAGATGAAATAGTTAATCTTGTTATTCCTCCTGTACCTATATTTAAAGCAGCAGCATTTTCCATCATCACATACCCAGCAGAACTAACAACTCCTACGTTAAGAGTTCTAGAAGAATCATATGTTGCAATATTTATTAATGATTGAGATGTTGAATCACTTTTTATGTTAAAAAATTGATGCATTGTGGTTGTTCCAACACCTACTTTACCAGCCGATGAGATGCGGAGGCGTTCGGTTGTATTAGTGTGAAACGTCATATCCGCATTTTCACGATTATTTATTTCAAACACATCATTAGATGTTGAAGTAAAACCTAAGAATGCTTTTTCATATGTTTCATTAGCTCTTAACCAGGAAATCCAAGTTCCAAAGTTTGTAGATGCTGAAACTAGTTTTAGGGATCTAGTTCCAGGATTAGCAGTTATTTTAAATGGATTACTAATTGAACCACCAGTTGTAATTACACCCCCCGATGAGATGGTGAGTAAATTAGCATCAGAATCATTTTTTATTTCAAAATTACCGTCAGTATCATTTCTATCAATATAATAATAACTCGTACTACTATTTGATATTGCTAATTGTCCTCTAACGTCTAAAGTTTTTACGGGATCAGATGCATTAATACCCACATTACCACTAAAAGTAGCAGACTTATCATCTTTTATAACAAGTATATCAGCATTATTTCCATCATTAACTTGAAAAGGTGCTGTAGATGAACTAGTTCCTTGTCCTTTTACTAATAATGTTCTACTTGAAGCTGGAGCCACATTCATACCTACTGTTCCACTGAATGTAGGACTAGCTAATGGAGCTTTAGTGGCTATAGAGTTTGTTACTGTTGTACTGAAGTTAACATCATCACCTAAAGCAGCAGCTAGTTCATTTAAAGTATTTAGCGTGCCAGGTGCTGAATCTACTATATTAGAAATACCTGTAGTTACAAAAGCAGTTGTTGCTAGTTGTGTAGTATTAGTTCCTGCTGATGCGGTAGGTGCAGCTGGTGTTCCAGTAAATGTAGGTCCAGCTAGGTTTGCTTTTAAAGCTAAAGCATCAAACACAGCATTTTGAGATGGTGCTATAGCGGTAGTACCATTATTAATAGCATCTGCTACCTTAGCATCTGTATAAGCTGTTGTTGATATTTTAGTTGAGTTATTACCTGCTGACTGAGTAGTAGCGGTT